GCGTAAATGGAACAGCATGATGATGAGCAGACAAATACAAGGTAAAAACGGACCGTTTACTCCGCCACGCTTTGGTTTTGTCTACAACCTCAAAACAACCTTTGAGGAAAACAGCAAAGGCTCATGGCATGGTTGGGAGATGTCTGTTGACGGACCTACACCAAACCTCGATCTTTATAATCGAGCCAAGGAGTTCGCAAGCAGCATCACAGCAGGGGACGTTGTTGTCAAACATACGAACGATGAATCTGGTAGCAAAGAAGACATACCGTTTTAATCATCTTGCGGCGGGGCCTAGCCCCGTCGCTCTCGTATGGGGGCAATAATGAAAATCGAAAAGTTTGCGTCCATTTTTGATGGACTGAAGGAAGCTTACGGCTACTTCAAAATAGAAAAGACAGGGGCCAACGGTAAGGCTAAAGGGAAAGCTGGGGTGCTACGCGAAGCACCGACCAAAAAGCATTGGGAGAACCACCTGTCTGGCAAAGGGAATGGTCTGGGTATCATTCCAATCAACGAAGATAATTCCTGTAAGTGGGGCTGCATCGACATCGACCAGTACCCGCTCGACCACAAACTCTTAATCGAACACATCCGCAAGCTGAAGCTGCCGCTTGTGGTATGCCGCAGTAAATCTGGCGGCGCACATTGCTTTTTATTTTCCAAGGATTGGGTCGAAGCGAAGGACATGCAGAAGTCCCTGCAACACATGTCCGCGGCCCTCGGCTATGGCGAGAGCGAGATATTCCCTAAGCAGGTGAAGCTGCATCTCGACCGTGGCGACGTTGGAAACTTTCTCAACCTTCCGTATTACGACCACGAGAACGGTTTGCGCTATGCGTTCTTGGACGACGGTACTTCCGCCGACCTTAACGAGTTTATAGCGTTGTACGAGCAGTACGCTCAGACGCCTGAAGAGGTTATCAAGCTTCAGATTATCGACGGCGGCGGCACGGATTTGATGAAGGACGGTCCGCCCTGTTTGCAACTGTTGTGTAAACAGAAGATCAGCGAGGGCGGGCGAAACAACGGCCTGTTCAATCTCGGGGTGTATCTGCGGAAAGCGTTTCCCGATAGCTGGGAGTCAGAAATCCTGACCTACAACATGGAGTACTTGTCGCCACCGCTACCGCTTCCCGAAGTAAACATTGTCGCCAAGCAGTTGGAGCGCAAGGACTACGCGTACAAATGCAGCGATGCGCCTATCAACTCGCATTGCAATAAGGAGCTTTGTCGCACGAGAAAGTACGGCATCGGCGCGGCCGTAGCAGGCGCAACCATCGCCAACCTGCGCAAGTATAACTCCACGCCTCCGGTCTGGTTCATGGACGTGAACGGTGAGCCGCTCGAGCTTGATACCGACGCTCTTATGAGTCAGCAGATGTTTCAGAAGTCGTGCATGGAGCAGTTGAACTTCATGCCGCGGTCCGTGGCTAAGGCGCAGTGGGAGAGCCGCATCGGCACCTTGATGTCGGAGATGCGCGAGAACGAAAGCGCGATTATGGAGGTGGCGCAGGACGCAAGCATCAGCGGACAGTTCTACGACTACCTCGAAGAGTTTTGCACTCACCTCCAGCAGGCGCAGGACAAGGAAGAAATCTTACTCCGCCGCCCTTGGACCGACGAGGAAAGCGGCGCTACTTTTTTCCGGCTAAAGGACTTTGAAGCCTACCTCAAGAAAAACAAGTTTTTCGAGTACAAATCCCACAAGATTGCGCAGCGCTTACGGGACATCAACGGTGAAAGTGTGTTGCTCCGAATTAAGGGGCGGATTGTGCGCGTATGGAAAATACCTGCGTTTGAAAGCGGGGATATCGAACTTGCGACGCCGATCTTTGCCGCTAAGAACGAGGCACCTTTCTGATGTTTAGAATATTTGGACCCCCCGGAACGGGCAAAACCACAACACTACTAAATATGGTAGACAAAGCTTTGGAAACGGGAACTCCACCACAATCTATAGGGTTTCTCGCCTTCACACGTAAAGCCGCAAATGAAGCAAAAGAACGCGCAGCGGCGCGGTTTCGCTTGGACCCACAGAAGGATCTTCAGTATTTCCGCACCCTGCACAGCTTTGCACTAACCCTGTCAGGCATACGGCCCGAACAGATCATGCAGCCAGAAAACTATGCTGAACTCAGCAAAGCTATAGGCATTAAGCTTGAGACGGGGCGCGTTAGTCCCTTAGAAGATGACGTGCAGGACATGGTGAAAGCCAGTGACCCAATACTCAGTCTAATCAATCTGGCACGGCTACGCAAAGTTGATTTGCGGCAACAATATGACGAAAGCGAACTCGACATTGAGTGGAGCACCGTCAAATATGTATCCGACTGTATGATGGAATATAAGAACAGGTTCAGCCTCTACGACTTTACCGATATGCTGGAAGTGTTCGTCCGTGACGGCGCGGCATTCTGCCCCCGTCTCGCCATCACCTTCATTGACGAAGCGCAGGACTTGTCGCCCCTACAGTGGGATGTAGCCCATGTGCTAGAGCAGCATTCCGACCGCATCTACTGCGCCGGTGATGACGACCAAGCCATCTACCGCTGGGCAGGTGCCGATGTCGAACACTTTATCGGCCTCAATGGCGGCTACGAAGTGCTAGAGCAGTCCTACCGCGTTCCGGCTTCCGTGCATCCAATGGCTGAGCGCATTGCAAAACGCATCAAACGCCGCGTACCAAAGACCTATCTGCCACGGGCAGAAGCAGGCAAGGTGCAACGCATCCCCAGCACTGGCTACATAGACTTTGCGGAGGGTTCGTGGCTCGTGCTGGCTCAAGCCGGTTATTTCCTAGATGCCGCTACCGAAGACTTAAAAAGCCGCGGTTTCTTATTTAGTCGTAATGGAAGACGGTCTATCTCAGAGAAACTGAGCGAGGCCATCAACGGCTGGGAACAACTGAGAAAAGGCAAGAGGATTACGGGCGAGGCCGCACGAGCCATCTACAGTTATATGTCTGTCGGGGACAGAGTCAAGCGCGGATTTAAGAAACTGCCAGCTTTAGATGACGATGAGACAGTCAACCTCGAAGAACTGACCGCGAACCACGGCCTTCTAGCCACCATCGACATGATATGGCACGAGGCAATGGATAAAATGCCCAGCGGCGAGAGAGCCTACATCACGGCACTTTTGCGGCGAGGAGAAAAGTTTAATGCCATACCCCGCATAAATCTGTCCACGATCCACGGCTCTAAGGGCGGGGAAGCCGACAATGTCGTTTTATACACCGATCTATCACCTGCGGCATCAAAAGCCGCTGAGACGGCACCAGACGACTTACACAGGGTGTTCTATGTCGGAGTTACACGCACCAAGCAAAACTTGTTTTTGGTGGAGCCGGAGGATATGAATAGGAGTTACTGGATATGACGCAGTCCTTAAAAGAGAAATGGTGGCAGTTCCATAAACAAAACCCTCATGTTTATGAGCTATTTGAGCAATTTACTTTTCAAGTAATTAACGCAGGGTTTGAAAATTATTCTGCCAACGCAGTGTTTGAAAGGATACGGTGGCATACAGACATCGAAACTAGAGGCAACGGTGGTTTCAAATTAAGTAACAATCACCGTGCTTACTATGCTAGGTATTTCCATCACTGTAATCCGGAATATGACGGGTTTTTCAGAACCAAAGCTATAAGTGAGCACTGGAATGGTTAGGATTATAACAAACATTCTAATCTTCCTGAAACTGCCCCTGCAAATCATTCTGGGGGCTTACATCTCGTTCGTATTGATAGCAATGACCATTGCCTATTCAGAACACAAAAAGAAACTATTCGAGGCAGAACATGAAGCGCGACCAACTATTACACAAAGCTGAAGAACTGATTAACGGCGACCGTGCCAAAGAATACGGCGATGCCAAGAAAAACTTTGAGGACATTGCACGGCTCTGGTCTGTAGTTCTGGGCATTGAGGTCACGGCTCAGCAGATGGCCTTGTGCATGATAATGGTGAAAGCCGCACGGCTGATGAAAACCGACCATGAAGACAGTTGGATCGACATAGCAGGCTATGCGGCACTAGGCGGAGAAAAGTAATGGCACTACAGATGACCATGTTTGGCCCGAAGAGTGAGTGGGTGCCACCGGCGGAACTGCCGGACATCTTTGATGCAAAGCAAATTGCCATAGATGTCGAGACCCGCGACCCGAACATCAAGACCAACGGGCCGGGATGGCCAACTGGTGACGGCGAGGTTGTCGGCTACGCGATTGCTGTAGCAGACTGGGCTGGATACATCCCTATCCGCCACCTTGGCGGCGGTAATCTGGACGAGCGCATCGTCAATAAATGGCTCAAGAAAGTATTTGAGTGCCCTGCCGATAAAATCATGCACAACGCACAGTATGATGCGGGCTGGATACGCCGGATGGGATTCACCCTGAATGGCCGCATTATCGACACAATGCTTATCGCGTCTCTGCTAGATGAAAACCGGTTCAGTTACAGTCTGAACAGCCTCTGTTACGACCTGTTGGGTAAAATTAAGACGGAGAAGACGCTACAGGAAGCCGCCCGCGAGTTTGGGCTCGACCCGAAAGCAGATATGTGGAAGATGCCCGCTATGTATGTCGGGCCGTATGCACAGAATGACGCGGAGATCACGCTCGAACTGTGGAATTATCTGGCCACACAACTGACCAAAGAAGACCTCTGGCCTATCGCTAACCTTGAACTGCAACTCCTGCCATGCCTAATTGACATGACTTGGCGCGGTGTCCGCGTTGACCAAGACCGCGTTGAGCGCACCAGAAATCACCTGATTAAGCAGGAAAAAGAAATCCAGAAGCAGATTAAGCACATAGCCGGTTCCGACATTGAACTTTGGGCGGCGGCATCTATTGCGAAAGCGTTTGATAAATTAGACATCCCCTATCCGAAAACAGAAAAGGGCGCACCGTCCTTTACCAAAGCGTTTCTAACTGACCACCCGCATGAACTGGCGCAGTTAATCGTTAAAGCCCGCAACCTGAACAAGACCAGCGGCACCTTCATCAATACAATTATGAAGCATTGCCATGCAGATGGACGCATCCACGCTCACATCAACCAAATCCGCTCAGATGACGGCGGGACTGTGTCAGGGCGTATATCCATGTCCAACCCCAACCTGCAACAAATCCCGGCCCGCGA